ACAACTGCAACTGAAACGCCAACCAATACTCCAACTAACACTCCAACAGGAACTCCGGCTGTAACTACAACTGCAACTGAAACGCCAACCAATACTCCAACTAACACTCCAACAGGAACTCCGGCTGTAACTACAACTGCAACTGAAACGCCAACCAACACACCAACACAAACTCCAACAGGAACTCCGGCAGTAACTACAACTCCAACTGAAACGCCAACCAATACTCCAACTAACACTCCAACAGGAACTCCGGCTGTAACTACAACTCCAACTGAAACACCAACCAACACACCAACACAAACTCCAACTAATACCCCAACTTATACACCTACATCAACTGTAACAATAACTCCTACAGGAACTCCGGCAGTAACCACAACACCAGCATCTACCGTCACACCAACTGTGACTGAAACACCTGTTCCAACACCGGCAGCAACATCAACACCAACATTAACACCAACAGAAACTACAATAGTTTACTTGTACAAAGCAACTTTAACGGCGTGTTGTGATGGTGATACTCAACTCCCATTTTTTGCGTCAGTAGGTATGCCAGTGAATGCTGGAGATACAATCATAATTGATGTGGGTAAAGGTGAACAATGTTATACTGTTGGTGAAAACTTAGAACCATCGGTCACATTTGATTGGTCCGTTACACAAGTATTAAGTGGTGACAATTGTGGAACACCAATCTGTGATGCTTATTGTCCAACACCAACACCAACAGTAACACCAACTAAAACACCAACACCAACACCAACAGAAACCACCGTGTACAGTGAATTATTATTTATTTCTTGTTGTGATGTCAACGAATATGTGATTTACGATAATGGTAGTGCACCGGTGTTTACACCAGGAATGGTTTACAATATTGTTGGTCAGAGTGGAATGCCTAATGGTTGTTATACCGCAGTTAATTCGGTCGAAAGACCTAATTATATTGGATTATGGAACGGTTCTACAAACGGTATTTATGATGATTGTTCGACGTGTATTCTTGAAAACCCATGTCCTGCTCAACCAACACCACAAGCAACTACTACCCCAACTTTAACAAGAACTCCAACAGTAACACCAACTAGAACTACGACTCCAACAGTAACACCAACTAGAACTTTCACACCAACACCAACTAGAACTTTCACACCAACACCAAGTGTTTGCACAACTCAAATTACTATAAATTGGGCAATTCAAACATGTGCTAGAGGTACGTTCTCAATCTTAGTTAATGGAAGTACTGTTTATACTAAAAATGCGTTGGGAATTGCGGGTAGTGGTACTGATACAATCACCGTACCATACAATTCAACAATCACATTAAATGGTACTGCAATAAACGTTGCAGGTGGTGGATGTGTTGGTATTTACGATACTTCAGCAATTAATATGACACCAGTAGGTGGTGGTGCTAATGGTGTTAGTATTGTCAGAGTTAGTGATGGAACACCAAACAACTTCTCATATAGTTACACTAAAACTTGCCCAACTACGGTTATTACATTGGACTACGTTCCAAACCCAATATAATTAATATAATATGAACGTTAACTTTTCAGGAATTTGGAACTCAGGTACGGCATACAGCCAAGGAAATTTTGTTGTATATCAAAATGTAATGTATATTGCATTAGAAAATGTACCTTCAGGTCAATTACCTCCTGATATCAATTTATCTTGGGAATTAGTTGTGAATTAGTTGTCTATGGTGCTCAGTTGGGTCCTGTGACACCAACACCAACCGTAACGTCATCTCTAACACCTACACCAACTAACACCGAAACACCGACAAGTACACCGACACCTACACCAACTCCTTCATCAGGAGCGTCAGGTAATTTTAATGTAACAATTACACAAGTAGGTCCTGATGTTGTTTGGTCAGGTTCAGGTAGTTTTAATTTAACCGCTCTGACATCAAGCGGGCCTGGGTCAGTAAGTTCAGGATTTAATGCCGGTCAAGCTATTTGGGCTATTGGGGTAAGTGGATTGACAGATACATATAGTGGTGTAACCACGTACCCAACAACTTTTGGTATTGGTGGTGTTGGAGTAACATCATCATTAGGTTCAATATTTGGTATTCTTCCAGGTCCTAGTGGACGTTCATTATATGTTCCTTCAGGATACGTTTCAAATACAACTATTAGCGGAAGTGCAACTTATGCATCACAAACAATTGCGGGTATGGGACTAACTTCAGGAACATACACTTGGAGTTGGGGTTCGGGAGGAAATACAAGTACATTAGTGATGATAATCGGGTAATAGTTATTACCACTTAAAATTAATTAACTGTTTAAGAGTTATTACAAAACTCTTTATAAATTGATTATTGCACATATTTTTTCTGTAAAAATTTGTTTACATGAAAATATTTGTTCAGATTGCGGCTTATCGTGACCCCCAACTTATCCCAACAATTAAAAATATGTTGGAGAATGCTAAAAGACCTAAAAATTTAAGATTGGCAATTGCCAGACAATTTCATCCTGACGATAAGTTTGATGATTTAACTGAATATGAAAATGATTCAAGATTCAGAATCTTGAGTATCCCTCATGAAGAATCTCAAGGAGTTTGTTGGGCAAGAAATCTTACACAACAACTCTATGATGGTGAAGAGTATACTCTTCAAATCGATTCTCACATGAGGTTTGCCCCAAATTGGGATGACGAAATGATTAAGATGATTAAACAACTTCAAAAGAAGGGACATAAGAAACCTCTTTTGACTGCCTATGTTTCATCATTTGACCCTGAAAATGACCCTGCAGGACGTATACAAGAGCCGTGGAGAATGGCGTTTGATAGATTTATCCCTGAAGGTGCGGTATTCTTTTTACCCGAAACAATACCAGGTTGGCAACAACTAAAAGAACCTGTACCCGCAAGATTCTATTCGGCACACTATTGTTTTACTTTGGGTGCATTTTCACACGAGGTTCAACACAACCCTGAATATTATTTCCACGGTGAAGAAATTTCAATCGCCGCACGTGCATACACTTGGGGATATGATTTGTTTCACCCACATAAAGTTTTGATTTGGCACGAATACACTCGTAAAGGAAGAACGAAGCAATGGGATGACGACAAAGAGTGGGTAAGAAAAAATAATCACTCACACCTTACCAATCGTCAATTATTTGGTATGGATGGTGAAGAACAAAAGGGGCACGATGGTCCTTATGGTTTTGGTAGTGTTAGAGAGTTAAGGGATTATGAAAAATATTCTGGTCTCTTGTTTGAAAAACGAGCGGTTCAACAATACACTTTGGATAAAAATTATCCACCAAATCCTTATAATTATGAATCTGAAGAAGAATGGAAAAAGAATTTTGCTTCTATCTATAAACATTGTATTGATGTAAATTACGCATCCGTACCTGAAAAAGATTATGATTTTTGGGTGGTTGCATTCCACGGTCCTAATGATGAGACATTATACAGAAAAGATGCTGATAAATCCGAAATTCAACGTATAATGAATGACTCTGATGGGTATGGTAAAGTATGGAGAGAATTCCAAACAGAAATTAAACCATCTTACTGGGTTGTTTGGCCATTCTCAATTTCAAAAGGATGGTGTGAAAGATTGACAGGAACTTTGTAATGAGGGACGTATATTTTGTAATATCTCTTCCAAGGACAGGAACTAAGTCATTATGTAAAATGGCAAATACTTGTGGGTATGAATTTAAACACGCACCAATTAATTTGTTCAAAAAAGAGTTAGATTCAGGTAAAAACTTTTTTGCTGACACACCTTGTTTTGTACCTTCATTTATTGAAAAAATTTTTAATATAGAAAACATAAATCCAAAATTTATTTATATTGAAAAAGATTATAATAATCTGTTTAGTTCATGGGAAAAAGTCAATCTTTATTTGAACTATACAAGAATGTTTAAACAATATCAAAATGAAGAGACACGACAATCAATGAATCCAAATGCAGTTACAGATTTTCTTTCTCTTCACGAAAGTTTTTCTGAAACATATTTGGATAAAATTAATTATGCTTATCTGTTTGAATTACACAAACAAAAAATTGTTTCTATAATTAATAAAAATAATAAAGAATTATTGATGTATAAATTTGAAGATGGTTGGGAACCATTTTGTAATTTTTTGGGTTGTGAAATACCATTTACAGAACTACCTCATTTAAACATCGATACAATGTTCGAAAAAATAATTTAATGGCTAATATATCTTTTTATGGTTCACATAACGCTGCTGTTGTGGTAGAAGAGAATGGTAAAATTCTCTGCGTTATCGAAGTTGAACGTTTTTTAAATGTTAAAAATGCGGGTTATGCTCAATACTTGGTATCCCATACAAGACCTTTTTTGTTAAAAGAAATTTGTAATTGGATTGAAAAAAAGTTTGGTATTTCAGAATACGAAAATTGTTACTTTTTAAATACTGATACTATTGAGGGTCCTACAAAGGTACACTACGAAAGATTGATACCTGCAAAAAATTACGAACAACTTTTACACCATGGGTCTCACGCAGCTTGTGGATTTTACCAAACCGATTATACTGAGGCTCTTATCGTGTCATTTGATGGTGGAGGTAATGATGGATTTTTCAATGTATATCACGCACCTGATAGAAACAATATTAACGAGATTAAAAGACTTGGAATTGATATGGGATTCCCATATATGTCTTTTGGAGATTATTTAAAAGATATTAAATTAGAGCCAGCGTTGAATATTGGTAATTTGGTTTATTCAGGTAAAATCATGGGTCTATGTTCGTATGGTACGTTAAGAGAAGAATGGTTACAACCTATGAAAGAATATTATTTGGCAAAACCAGATGGTAACAATTATTTAGGATTACTAAAAATTCTTAGTGAGAAAACGGGATTAGTTTTTGACAAGTCAAACAGATTAGAAGGTCAAGAAGCTTGGGATTTGGCTAAAACATCTCAAATTGCGTTTGAAGAAATTACACTTGAATTAATTAAACCATTTTTGGATGAATATCCAAACATACCATTAATTATGGTTGGAGGTTGTGCTTTGAACATTTTATTTAACACAAGATTAAAAGAAGAACTTGATAGGCCGGTATTTGTACCACCCAATCCAAATGATTGTGGTATTGCATCAGGACTTTTGTTATCAAAAATGAAACCTGAAAGGGCAATAGATTTGACATATGCGGGTATACCAATTCTTGACGAGGAAAACTTATGGTCTGTTTTGGAACATAATTGGAGAAGTGAACCACTTAATATCGACAATTTGGTTGATTTCATAATCAGTGGAAAAATTGTTGGTGTTGCTCGTGGAAACTCAGAACACGGTCCAAGAGCTCTTGGTAATCGTAGTATTATTTGTGACCCAACTAAACCTGATATGAAAGATATCTTAAATGCAAAAGTTAAACACAGAGAATGGTATAGACCGTTTGCACCTGTTGTAAGATTAGAAGACGTTTCAAAATATTTTGAATTTGAAGGTGAAAGTAGATGGATGGGATTTTGTCCTAAAGTAAGAGAAGAATGGAGAGAAACTTTAGTATCCATAACTCACGTAGATGGTACTGCAAGAGTTCAAACAGTCACAAAAGAACAGAATCCTTGGTTATATGATTTATTAACTAAATTTGAAGAAAAAACCGGTGTCGGGGTTTTACTTAATACATCTTTCAATGTTGATGGTAAACCAATTCTTTCTACGTTAAGAGACGCTTTAGAGGTTTATAATAAAACTGAATTGGATGCCTTGGTACTTCAAAATTATTTTATACGTAAATGAAAACAAAATTTGTAACGGCATTTTATACAGACATTAAAGGGTTTCCTTTTTTTGGACATGAGGCGTTTGCCAGACATGAACGATATCTACATTCATTACGAACAATTGCAAACACAAAATGTGAGATTGTTTTGTATTGTAATGAAGACCAAGTTGAATTATTAAAAGAATATTGTTCTAAGTTTGAATTATCTAATGTGATAATAAAAATTTCAAATTTGAAAGATTATCCAAAGGCTGAAAGAATGAAAGAAATTAAAGCTAAAACGGATAGTTTTAAAATGTATCATGAAATTGATTGGAATAAATTTTATCTTTTGGAAAAAGAATATGACGAGTCCTACGATTACATTTATTGGATTGATTGTGGGTTATCTCATCCAGGTCTATTTTTAGACCGATATAATCCATATGTTGATAAAGTTGATGGTTTATCTAAAACATGGGAAAACTATTCATACGTAGGATTATTTAATGAGAATTTTGTACCTAAATTGAACGAATGGGTTAATCACAAATTAATTAATTGTTCAACCACAATATTCTTTCATGACATGAGATATGCCAACACAATTTTGGAAAAGACTTATACTGGTAGGTCAATTTCTGTTGGTGGTATTTTGGGAGGTTCTGTAAAACTATTAAAATGGTACTTCAACGAATTTAATAAATTGGCGGAATTAAGTTTAAATAAGGATTCAATCCTTAATCATGAGGCGATGGTTTCTTACATGGTTTTAGAGAATCCTAATAATTTTACGACATGGGAATTTGATACTTGGTATCACGATGACTATTGGAAAAAAACACCACAATTCAATGTGGATTCAATAAAAGGGGTGAGACATTTTGTTCACCTATTTGATAAAGTTCTTGGTTTATGACAGATATTTTTGATAGGGTTCTCCACCATTATGGGAGAAAAGGTGAAAAACTTTTTAGTTTGAACATCGGTGCAATGGACGGTGTATTATTTGATGAGTTAATTGGTTATACAACATCGTATAACTTTAAAGGTTTGTATGTTGAACCAATTCCATATTTGTTCGAAAGACTAAAAAAGAACATAGGTGAGAACGGTAATTTGTTTGAAAATGCCGCAATTTCTGATGAGAATGGTACTATTAAAATGATGACCATTGACCAAGAGGCAATTGATAATGGTGAAGTACATTCTTGTTTCTATGGAATGAGTGCGGTTTACCCACCCAAAAATGGTTTGGGTAGTGAGGGTGATAAAGAAGTTGTTGAGAAATACGGAAAAATTGTTGAGGTACCTTGTATTACATTAGAAACATTGTTTAAAAAACATAACATTACTTCTTTTGATGTATTAAAAATCGACGCTGAAGGACATGATTATCAGATTTTTAAACAATTAGATTTGAATACCTACAGACCTAAAGTAATAAGATTGGAGTGGGTAAACTTAGATAAGGAACAACAAAAAAATATTTTAGATATATTCACAAATAATAATTATAGATACGAATTTTTAGAACAAGATATTATTGCAGCCCCTATAGAAATCTATGAAGAACTTGAAGAACCTGTTCAATCTAAACCAAAACCTGATAGTAACTCGGGTATTACTTTAGTAACAGGATTATGGAACATCAGAAGAGATTCACTCTCTGAAGGTTGGTCTCGTTCATATCAACATTATTTGGATAAATTCCAACAATTACTACAGGTGGAAAATAATATGATTATTTTCGGGGACTCAGAATTAGAATCTTTTGTATGGGCACACAGGGATAAAAAAAATACTATTTTTATTAATAGACCCCAAGAATGGTTTAAGGGTGAATTTTATGATAAAATTCAGGAAATCAGAAGAAATCCTGATTGGTATTCTCAAGCTGGTTGGTTACAGGAATCTACACAAGCTAAGTTAGATATGTACAACCCACTTGTAATGTCTAAAATGTTCTTACTTCATGATGCAAAAATTTTGGATTCGTTTGATTCAAAATATATGTTTTGGATTGATGCTGGATTAACAAACACGGTACACCCTGGTTATTTTACTCATGATAAAGTTATCGATAAACTTACCAAATACGTAAGTAAGTTTTCATTTGTTTGTTTCCCTTACGAAGCAAACACTGAAATTCACGGATTTAGATTTGATGAAATTAATAAAATAACAGGACAAAAAGTTGAATTAGTTGGTCGTGGTGGATTTTTTGGTGGACCTAAAAACTCAATAGGTGATATTAATTCAATATACTACAATCTTTTACAATCAACACTAAACAAAGGTTTGATGGGTACTGAGGAAAGTATTTTTTCAATCATGGTCTATAAACATGCCGATTTGGTTGATTATTTTGAGATTGAATCAAATGGATTGTTTGGTAAGTTCTTTGAAGATTTAAAGAACGATAGGTTGGTTAGAAAGAACAAACAAAATTTACTTTCACCAAGTGATGATTTAGACACTTCTAATTCGGCGTTATATGTTATTACATTCAATAGTCCAAAACAATTTGAAACACTTATTGAATCGATGATTCAATACGACAGAAACTTTTTGGACAAACCAAAAAAATACCTTTTAGATAATTCTTCAGACTTATCAACTACCGAGAAATACTCGGAACTATGTAACCAACATGGGTTTGAACACATCAAAAAAGATAACTTAGGTATTTGTGGGGGTAGACAATGGATTGCAGAACATGCCGAAGAAAATGATTTTGATTTTTATTTCTTTTTTGAAGATGATATGTTTTTCTATCCAAAAGAAGGAAGTGTTTGTAAAAATGGATTTAATCGATATGTAGAAGATTTTTATAATAAATCTTTGATGATTACTAAAAAATATCATTATGATTTTTTGAAATTCAATTACACCGAGTTTTATGGTGATAATGGGATTCAATGGTCTTGGTATAATGTTCCACAATCTTTTAGAGAAAAACATTGGCCAAACAAATCACAACTTCCTGTACAAGGAACTGACCCTAATGCACCAAGAACTAAATTCAACAATATTAGAAGTTATCAAGGAATTCCTTTTGTTGATGGAGAAATTTATTATTGCAATTGGCCTCAAGTAGTGACAAAACACGGTAATAGAAAAATGTTCTTAACAGAAAAATGGGCACATCCCTTTGAACAAACTTGGATGAGTTATATGTTCCAACAAACAATTAAGGGTGATATTAAACCCTCAATGTTGTTAATGACACCAACCGAACACGATAGATTTGATTTCTATGATGGAAAATTGAGAAAAGAGTCCTAACAAAGTATTTATCTTTGTATGGAATTTTTTATCAGGAAAAATGCAACTTTACCGCTTTTGAAAATGCAAGTGGTTAAAGATGGTCGAAGTGGTTATCTTGAATTGATGGACAATTTAGAAACCGCAACGATTTACTTTACCATGATAAATGTTGCTACGGGTATTCCTAAGATAGTGTCAGCCCCTTGTCAAATTGTTAGTTTGATTTTAGCAGATGGTGCAACTACGGAATATTATATCTATTATAGGTTTACTTCAAGAGACACAAACACACCAGGTCGTTATCAAGGACAATTCTTAATTAAGAACGAACAAGGAAATCTAATCGTTCCAATCAGAGAAGATTTGTTTGTTAACGTAGAAGATAGTTTTATTTCAGAAACCGCTTGTTGTTAATTTTGACAAAGAGGTTTTGTTTTGTATATTTACATTTGAATGAGTAAGACAAACTCCACATAGTGTGGAAGAAAATGTGTCCCTCGGTAAATTGTAACTTATGATTGATGCAAACGAAATTAAAACTTTCTTAGAAGGTAATGACCCTGAAGAGTTTATTGTTGCGTGTGAATTTGACTACGCTTCAGACTCTGTCTACAAAATTAAAGAGATACCCGGTAAGGGTAAAGAAATCCGTAAAGACACCTTCATACCATTTTGTTGGGTGGGTGATTTACGTGATTTAGGATTCTACAACAATTCCAAAGGAGCCCAAAAAGAGGCAATGTCCAAACATGGAATTATAATTGAAAAACTTGAGACCCGTGGTGACGAACGAATGGAGAATGGTTTAACCTTTATGGTTAAGTCACTTAAAGGTTACCGTAGTCTTATACAGTTTTTCCGTGAAGGTGGGGGAGACCCGTGGAGTGAAAAATACAAAGATAAGATTCTTATCTTACCACCTGTAGAACAATATTTTATATCAAAAGAGAAACGATTGTTCAAGGGATATGAAGATTATGATGAGGTAACCCGAATGGTATATGACTTGGAGACGACCTCACTTGAACCCAAGGATGGTCGTATATTCATGATAGGTATTCGTACAAACAAAGGATACAACAAGATTATTGAGTGTATTAATGAAGAAGACGAAAAGAAAGGTATCTTAGAGTTTTTTGACGTAATCAATAAACTTAAACCAAGTATTATCGGTGGTTATAACTCAGCAAACTTTGACTGGTATTGGATTTTTGAAAGATGTAAAATCTTGGGTATCGATATCCGTAAGGTTTGTAAATCACTACACCCTGAACATTCAATTTCTCAAAAGAAGAATATTCTAAAACTTGCTAACGAGGTTGAGGACTTTATGCAAACCTCAATTTGGGGTTATAACGTAATTGATATTATCCACGCTGTTAGACGTGCACAAGCAATCAACTCGTCCATCAAAGCTGCGGGTTTGAAATATATTGCCGAATATATTAACGCCAAAGAACCAGACCGTGTATACATTAACCACGATAGTATTGGTAAGATGTACACCGAAAACAAGGAGTATTGGTTGAACATCAAAAACGGTGAATACAGGAAAAAAGGTGACTTTGTTGATTTAGATAAAAAGTTTCCCGACACCTATCTATTAACCACAGGTTCTGAGATTGTAGAACGATATCTTCAAGATGACTTGGAAGAAACTTTAAAGGTTGATAAAGAATTTAACCAAGCATCTTTCTTACTTGCATCCATGATTCCAACAACATACGAGAGAGTATCTACTATGGGTACTGCAACTCTATGGAAGATGTTAATGTTAGCTTGGTCTTACAAACACAATTTGGCAATTCCTGCTAAACAAAGTAAGACCGACTTTGTTGGTGGTCTTTCACGTTTGTTGAAGGTTGGTTATTCAAAAGACGTACTCAAACTCGACTTCTCGTCACTATACCCTTCTATTCAGTTGGTACACGATGTATTTCCCCAATGTGATGTGACAGGTGCAATGAAAGGAATGTTGAAGTACTTCCGTGACACTCGTATTATGTACAAACAGTTGGCGGAACAAAATGAAAAAACAAACCCCCAATTAGCTGCAACATACAATAACAAACAGTTACCGATTAAAATCTTTATTAACTCGATGTTCGGTGCGTTGTCGGCTCCTCAGGTATTTGCTTGGGGTGACATGTATATGGGTGAACAGATTACCTGTACGGGTCGTCAGTATCTACGTCAGATGATTAAGTTCTTTATGTCTCGTGGATATACTCCCCTTGTAATGGATACGGACGGTGTGAACTTTTCACTACCTGAGGGTGCAAATGAAAGAAAGTATGTGGGTCGTGGATTGAACTGGAAAGTAAAACTTGATAAAGTTTACGAGGGTGCTGAGGCGGACGTTGCTGAATACAACGACATATTCATGAGGGGGGAAATGGCTCTTGATACTGATGGGGTTTGGCCTTCGTGTATTAACCTCGCCCGTAAGAACTATGCGGTTATGGATTACAAGGGTAAGATTAAACTAACGGGTAACTCAATCAAATCAAAGAAACTTCCTGGTTACATTGAGAAGTTCTTGGATAAAGGTATTAAGATGTTATTAGAGGGTAAGGGTCCTGAGTTTGTTGAGTATTATTATGAATACCTCCAAAAGATTTACGACAAACAAATTCCACTTGCTCAGATTGCACAAAAGGCGAGAATTAAACAAACCCTTGCAGAATACAAATATCGTTGTACACAGAAGACCAAAGCGGGTTCTTTGATGTCTCGACAAGCTCACATGGAGTTGGCAATTGCACACAAAATGAATGTCAATTTGGGTGATACGATTATGTATGTTAACAACGGAACCAAGTCTTCTCAAGGTGATGTTCAAAAAGTTGGTAAATTAAAGAGTGGTTGGAGAAAAGAAGATTCAGAATACTATGTGAACTTACACGGTCATTTACCTCCCGATAGTTTAGATTCAATCATCAAATTGAATTGTTACATTTTGGACCCAGCCGACCTTGAGAACAATCCCGATATGACAGGTGAATATAACGTACCTCGTGCAATTACAACTTTTAACAAACGAATTGAACCTTTAATGGTATGTTTTAAAGAAGAGGTACGTAACAATCTTATTGTTGATAAACCTGAAGACAGAGGGATATTTACAAAGTCTCAGTGTGAACTGATTAACGGTTTACCTATGGGACCTGGTGACCAAGATGATTTGGACGAGGTTATGACTATGTCAGATGGTGAGATTAAATATTGGGAAAAACGAGGACTACCGTCAAATTATATGTATGGTTTGGCAGAAGAAGGGTGGGAGCAGTATATTTACCAATATGAAACTGAAACAATTGGTTGATTTCTCAGTCAACAATCCTGAGGCAGACTTTTGGTTAATTCGTAAGGGTGATGAGTCTACTGTTGGTTCTCCAACTAAAACTTTTTCACCTGAACACATTGGAGTTACGGTAACTCGTAGAGACTTGGTACTTCCCGAGTATCTATTTTATGTGTTCCAATATTTGGTTATGAATGGTACAATCAAAAGTTTGTCACACGGAACTACCCGTTTGAAAAACATTAGAACAAGTGATATTGGTAATATTACCGTTACGACTGCTTAAGTCCGTCTGAAGATATAATATACCAAGTACCGGCACAGAAACGGAACTCAACACAAGCTCCTTTACCGATTACTATTTCATCATATTCTTCATCAATCCATCCTCTATCAGGAACGATTGTGACATTTGTCATTGCTTTAATTACTGTGTGGTCAGTTGTTGTGGCGTTGAGTTTTATTTTACATTGGTCAACACCACGGATGACAATACAGGCTTCTCCGTTTGTATCATAAGTTGGTTCTGAAACCACGGATACTTCGGAGGTTGTTATTAATTTACCATTAATTACTCTTTGAGCTGGTGTACTTTTTATAATTGACATAAATTACATTACATAGATTTGTCTTGGAGCCGCACGGAATTTCATTTGCTTATTTAGATTTTCAGCAATTTCTGCCTCTTTCTTCATTTGATTCTCGGGACGCAATCTCTCAAGTCTTAACTTAAGTTCTTCTTCTAACTTAGATTTCTCGTCTTTAGATTCGGTCAACAACGAAGTGTAATCCATTATTAACTCACTATCAGGAGTTTTTAAATTACCTGAATACTTACCCCTAACTCTTGCCAAGGTTTCTTTAGCGTAGGCGGTAAACCATCTTCTAACCCATTGTTGTGCGGGTGCGTTTAAGTCTTCCCATGTAAGGTCTTGAATAGGTACATCAGAAGGTAATTTGATAACATCAGGGTTGTCTCTTAAACAATCTGCTCTTGAGTCGGGTGTGGAGTCATAATACCAATACCACACAGCTTTACCCTCATATTCCGAATAATTATTCCAGTTAAATCTACCACCAGGTGTGTTCTGAAGATGAACTAATTTTTTTCCATCAGGCAATGCGGTGATTCGGTAAGCCAAATAACCACCCAAGATTCTATTCAAAATGTTTGCTTCTTGTGCTCTTAGTAGATAATCAAAACCACTCAACATAAAGTATGAACCTGCGTTACCAAACTGAGCATAACCCGCTTGGTTAGCACCCAATCCCATACCACCAAATCCATAATCAGAAGTACCCCACAAAGCCATATTTTGAAATGGTTGGTTTGAAAACCATAATAGTTCGTTTACTTCCCTACCTGCAGGTATCTCATAGGTTTGAACATTCTTTTCAAGAATAAAGTAATCTTTCTTTAATACCCAAGGACCTTTTGTTTGTAAACCAACAATTTTTGAATATGAATATGAGTATTGGTCCTCAAGATTCATTGTTCTTGTTATCAAAGCTTGAGCTACTGATTTTTCACTCATATTCAAATTGACCAAGTTCACCCAACTGGATTCTATCAACCAATCCAGGGTGTACTGTTCATAATCTTGGATGGAAAGTTCCATCAAAGAATCTAGCATTTCATCCTCGAGTTCAACACTTCTTAGTGGTGCACCAAGTTGGTGTTTAATCCTCGTATAGATTTTACTCCTTTCGGGTTCTGGTATTACTGGCATACCTATAAATACTTCGTTTTTATTTTAAGTGGTATAACAAATCGTTCCTATCAAAAACATATTGTCCTAAAACAATTTCAGGATTGTTTTTGAAAATTAAAACTTGTCTACCTCTGATGAAAACCATCCAATTAACTTTATAGTTGTCAATTTCTCCGGTTTTAGTAATAACTAACTTATCCTCCTCAGGAATCATTTCATCATAACCTTTAACCTGTGCGGTGATTTTTCTACCCTTATGAAAAATTTCTAAATCAATTTTTTTGTAGGCATCTTTTTCTTTACCCGCACCCGCAATAACAATTACCTTAGTTTCGGGAATTTTGGTTTCAATTATTTTTTTGGCGGTTTGTTCTCTCTTACTTCCAATAGAATCTTTTTCTTTAAGAGTTGCCATAATGTTTTTGAATGTGTGACTTGTTTTTGAAAAAATTCTTGATGCAAATTTTTCAATGTAATTACACATTCTTTTCATTTCTCTAATCTGTTCTGCGGGAGTTTTATCGTCAAAATTAATTGCTTCTTCGTTTAATTGACCGACAATAACTTTGTTCAAATCATTTACCATAATACAAAAAACTGAATAGTTTGTATTCATGTAGTTAATAACAGAACGACCTGGTTTTTCTAAATTGTAGATACCGGGTATTTCACCATCTTCAGTTTTATCGTGATACTTGTCGGCAAAAAGGTTTTTCAAAACACTATTAATTGTGTTCTTATAAATGTTTCTTGCTTGTTTGTTTACATTGAATAAAATTCTGTAGAATTCCACATCTTCTCTTGAACAACCTTCTGATTTCGCTTCGTGTAATAATTGACCCATTTCTACTGATTCTAAAAGTGACGTTTCTGTTTTCATTTTATACAAATTACCAACAAAGTCCCAATTGACTGCGGTCCAAAAGTTTTTGATATATTCATCTCTTTTGTTTTTGTATTTGAGGTAATATGCATGTTCCCACAAATCTAAGCCTAAAAGTGGATATCCGCCGCCTTCTATAACATTCATTAATGGATTATCTTGGTTTGGAGTTGACATAATTTTTAATGTCCCTTTGTTTGTTAGAACTAACCAAACCCATCCCGAACCAAATCTTTCTTTGGCAATTTTTTCAAACTCTTGTTTGAATTTTATAAACGTTCCAAATTCCTTGATAATTTTTTCTTCAATCTCTTTGGTAACTCTCATTGGTTTTGGAGATAACATGTTCCAAAAAAGAGCGTGATTGAATGCCCCACCAGCGTTGTCTCTTACACCTTTTGGATAACGTGAAATGTTTCTAATAATTTTCTCAAGGTCCTCATCTTTTTTTCTTTTTTTGAGAAGACCATTAAGTTTATCAACGTATCCTTTGTAGTGTTTATTGTAGTGAACGTTCATTGTCTCAGGGTCAATAAAACGTTGCAGGGCTGAATAGGCGTAAGGGAGTTTTTCTATCCCTATTTTTTTCATTTCTTGAATTAGAACCTTTACCTCTTCTTTTTTCTCTTCTTGTAGAATTTTCTTTTCCAAAATTTCTACCGATTCTTGTAGTTGTTGCATTGTAAGGTTTTATCTATAAATAATAGAAAGATGTGCTTTTACCTCCTTTGACTGATACTCTTTAGGATTTCTTCAACAATATTTGTATCATCTTGTTGGATATCACCCATAACAGTCCCAATAATACGTTTTTTCATATTAAGGATATCATAAATAATTCCTTCAATTGTGTTTTCAAAAATTGGATAATATACGAGTACGTTATTTTTTTGTCCGTATCGATAAGCTCGGTCTTCGGCTTGTGAGTGGTCAGATGGAAGGAATGATAAGTCATTCATAATCACCGCTTCAGCGGCAGTTAATGTAATACCAACACCAGCAGCTTTGATGTTTCCGACAAATACTTTTACCTTTTCATCCTCTTGGAATCTATCTACAGCATCTTGTCTTTGAATTTTTGACATTTGTCCATCAAGACGAACCGCAACCTTTCCAAAGTGTTCAACAATGGTTTCTAAAGATTTTGTAAAATTACAAAAAATAATAACTTTTTTGTCTTGTTCGATGAAGTTTTCTGCCAATTCAATTGTGTGTTGAGTTTTTTCCTCGGCAATTACTTGTCTCACTTCTGTTAGTTTAGTAAACTGAATTGAAAGGTTTTTACTTTCCTCAGGGTTTCGTTCGTACCAATTATAGTAATCACCCATAACCTCCTCGTATTTTTTTGAACGAAGTCTTAGATATACAGGGGTGATGATTTTTTCAGGTAAATCCAAAACATCTTCTTTTAATCTTCTCAAAACAGTTGGAGATGTTCTGTCTCTCAACTCTTCCAAGTTTGATGCCCCCATGACATTCCAAACCTTCCTTTGTCCAACTTTAAATTGATAACCCGAACAATAACGGATAACATACGCCATCCAATTTTTGGCAACGGGTGAATCAACTAACGATAACAAATTGAAATAGTTAATTGGTCGTGATGTCATTGGTGTACCTGTCAACAACCAAAGTCTTTCAATATTCTTAACCAAGTCATTAATTAGTTTGGTTCTTTGAGCTTGAACATTTTGAATGTAGTGAGCTTCATCAATGATAACCAAATCAAATCCTGAGTTTAAAATTTGAGATTCATTTGGTTTTTTTGAATCATGAAAGTTTTTAATAATATCATAGTTCATGATTACAAAATCGGCATCACCTGTAAAGTTTTTTCCTTCACAAATGTATGTGGTCTTTTTTGAATAAAGTTGTATTTCTCTTTCCCAGTTAATCTTCAAAGTTGCTGGACAAATAATTAAAACTTTTTTTGACCCCGTTTCCAAAGCGGCAATGATTGTGGATGTGGTTTTACCCAAACCCATATCATCAGCCAAAATATATTTTTTATTTTTTAACAGAGATTCAATAGCAATTTTCTGATGTTCCAAAGGTGGACGGTGTCCATACTTAGAATAATCAATTTCTTTAATCTCAACTTTATTGTCTTTAATAATTGAAACTTTGGGAACCCAAAAATCTGTTAGTTGGTCCGTCTCAAAAAATCTCCCCCAAACATGATATGCTTTATCTTTCTCGGCTAAAAGTTTTTCAATCCACAATCTCTCAGGAACTTCCATCAAAAATTTATCGTTAGCCAACTTGTTTGCAAAATAAGAATCTAACACAACCCACTTTTTAGCAACCTTGGGGGTTTTATCTTTATTTGTCAGAATATATTCTGCTTGTGACCTTGTAGGGTAAAACTTAGAATTAACTGAAAGTTTCTGTTTTAAGTTTAGGATATAGTTATTTGCACCCTCGTATTGTTCAAGTGCGGAAATAGCTTTGGATTCTATTGTTAAGTCTATACCCATATATTAGTTAGGTGGACAATAGTGTATTTTTTTTGTTTACTAAATATAAGTGACAATAAAGTATTTATCAAATAGGTAAATACATAAGAGTGATGTCACAAAAATTAGTCCCGATTACAAGATTAGGTAAGTTCTTTGGTGGTGAAGATTATGCGTTGGATATTGCCATGGGTTCTGAATGGCTTGAGGGGGATATGAACTTTACAGTTGTATTGTATAGAATTGACAGATACAAAACCTTACAAGATGATGTTTATGGTGAAGTACCTGAAGGTGGTATACAATTTTTAGCACCCGTTGAGGTTAAAGGTTTGGTTCAGATTTTTGCACCGGCAGCTCAGAGATATGGTAATAGTAGAGTAGAACAAACCGAACCAGGTAATATGAAATTTTCTGTTTATCAATCTTACTTAGACGAGTTAGGAGTTGAGATAATGATGGGGGATTATATTGGATATTACGAAACTGAAAGTAAGGTTAGATACTATGTTGTGGCGGATGATGGAAGGGTTGTATCGGACAATAAACATACTTATGGTGGTTATAAACCATTCTACAGGTCAATCATTGCTGCACCTGTTTCTCAAAACGAATTTTTCGGCACATAATGGCATTCCCAAAACAAGTTAAACCAACAATTGATTTAGTTCCACCGAAAACACTTTCGGCTAGAAGAGAACAGCTTTTAGAATACATCAATAAAGACGGAACATATCTTCCTCAAAGTGTTCTACATGCCGATTTAGATTTAGGTATGTTGGAGTTTGTGAAGAGTGAGTTAAAGACTACTGTTTCAGGTAAGGATATTAATGTAATAAATAAGATTATTACAAACCAAAGATGGTCACAGTTTACTGAAACGTGGAATTTTAAAGACCCTGACTTTAACGTACAACTACCGTTCATTACGGTTGTCCGTTCTCCTGAGGTAAAATATGGTACCAATCCTTCTCTTCAATATACAATTCCTGTAAGAAAACAATTTTATTATGCCACGGTTCCTACTTGGAATGGTAATCAAAAAGGGTTTGATGTTTACACTATACCACAGCCAGTACCTGTTGATATAAATTATCAGGTAAAAATTATTTGTAATAGAATGCGTGAACTTAACACATTCAACAAAAATGTTTTACAAACTTTTTCATCTCGTCAGGCGTATACTTTTATCAAAGGACAATACGTACCAATCATTATGAATAACTTAACAGATGAGTCTGTTATGGACATTGATAAAAGACAATTCTATATGCAAAGTTATGACTTTACTATGTTAGGTTATTTGATTGATGAAGAGGAGTTTGAAGTAAAACCCGCTGTTGCTCGTGTTGTTGAATTGTTTGAAACCGATGTAAAAGTTGCCACAGGTAGAAGAGCGGAAATTATGCCACCAAACCCGAATCAATTTGAATATAGATTATTTTACACTTCAGGTAACACATCTTTACTTGATGACCAAGTAGACTATAGAATTGATTTGAATTTAACATCGTCTGACAACGTTGAGAGTTGGGATGTCACAATTAATGGTGATTATTATGGTTCAGATTTGGAAACAATTCAACTTAATACAAACGACATATTACAAGTCAGTATTACAAAAACAACACCTGGTCAAGAGGCACTATTGTTGTTTGATGCTAAGTTGGTTTAATCCTCACCATAGATATCTTTCTTACTGGTACAATTTTCGTAAATAAGTTTTTCAACAAACTTGTGAATTTTCAAACCATTTTCTTGGCAGTACTTTTTTAGAACCTCATGGGCTCTCTCAGATATTTTAAGGTTCTTGATATTCTCGTGGGTATTTTTCATAAAGTAAGAAAAAAGGTAGAAAATAATCTGCCAGTTTATTAATACATATTGTAAAGTAAAGTTTTTTGTATTTTAAATGAATATTTATGTATAAAATAAAACTGAATAAGAAAAAATTAATCAATGGCAACAGCACAAGCTAATCAGAAAGTATTTGTATCTCCCGGTGTCTATACTTCAGAAACAGACTTATCTTTCGTAGCTCAAAGTGTAGGTGTAACTACTTTGGGTTTAGTTGGTGAAACATTAAAGGGTCCAGCATTTGAACCTATTTTCATTACCAACTACGATGAGTATCAGACATTCTTCGGAGGTACAGTTCCTGAAAAATTTATTGGAACTCAAATCCCTAAATACGAAGCCGCATATATTGCAAAGGCTTACTTACAACAATCCAATCAACTTTTTGTAACAAGAGTGTTGGGACTGTCAGGTTATGATGCAGGTCCTTCTTGGACTATCAGAGCAACAGCTAACGTTGATGGAACAACTGTAGGTATTGATACAGGTATTGCAGAGGTTACATTCACTGCAATTATCACAGGAAATACTAGTGTTAATAACACTCTTACATTTGTTACACCATTACCTGATGTGGTAAATGATAGTCTAAATATCCAGTATTTGTTGAACAACGGTTCAACTAGTACTTACACTCAAGACTTATTCAGTTTTGTTAAGGCGGTTTCGGGTAACACTTCGATATCTGCAAACACGTTGAATTTTTATGGTTCGGTACCTGAGTCTGATTATAACTCACAAGCTAGTTTGTTTCCAAACTTAACTAACATATATGGTGTTGACAGTTTAAATTTAGAATTCAACGATTTGACAGATGGTGTAAATGACCCTTGGTTTTATGCCAATTTTAACAACTACACGGCAAATGAATACTCAGGATACTCTTGGTATTACGGATTTTCTGATTTTGTTACAGGTTCAACAGGAGCGTTTACGGCAACTACTTCAGGTACTGTTTATTACTACAGTGGTACTGCTTACAGTGAATATAATAATTTAGTAATTGCAACTTTACGTTCTCGTGGTATTTCGCTTTACGATGCTAATAATCATGGACCCGCATATCAAGTAACAGGTTTAACTGATTTGGATATGATTTGTACAGGGGCATACTCTGGAGTTAGTAAAAATCCATTTTCAACTTTCTTACTTAGTGGTATTACATATGAAAATAAAACTTTCCAATTTGAAACTTCATTTGGAAGTATTGATTCAAACTATATTACTAAAGTTTTAGGATTAACTAACTTTTCTAAATCAAGGACAGAAGTTCCTATTTATGTTGAGGAATCTTATCCAGGTCTATTAAATTACCTTTACAATAAAGGATTTATTAAAGGTTTAAATTGTGAGCTTATTGCATTACCCGAAGCAAGGGACAAGAATTCAACAACAACAATTGCTTGGTTTTTGGACCAATACCAAACACCAAAAACCCCATATGTTGTTTCTGAATTAAGAGGTAATAAAGTTTATAACCTTTTCAAATTTATATCAATTTCTGACGGTAATTCGGCAAATACAGAAGTTAAAATTTCAATCGCAAATATTTCATTCTCTAATATGACATTTGATGTCTTAGTTAGAGATTTCTTTGACACAGATGCAAATCCTGTTGTTTATGAAAAATACACCAATTGTACTATGGACCCGGGTTCTAATAGTTTTGTTGCTAAGAAAATTGGTTCATCCAATGGAGAGTTCCCATTAGTATCAACTTTTATTATGGTTGAACTTTCTGATGAGGCTCCTGTAGATGCGGTTCCTTGTGGATTCCGTGGTTATGAAGAAAGAGTTTACGATAGTGTTTCTAACCCTTCTCCATTCCCAGTAATTAAAAACAAATATTACTTCCCAGGTGAAACTATTTACGACCCCCCATTTGGAAGTACTTATGGTGGAGTAAACACAGTATCATCATCTGGTGATGTTGTGAGAAGAACTTACTTAGGTATGTCATCTCAATTTGGTGTTGATTCTGACTTATTACAATACAAGGGTAAAAAGAATCCTGTTGTTGGTTGGAATACTGCAACCGAATCAGAACCTTGGAATTACCAAACTCAAGGTTTCCACATGGACTCAGGTGCAACAGTTGTTACTATTAGTAATTCACAAGTTACGAGTGGAACACCAGCATTCGTTTGTGGTGTTGCAAGTTTTGATGGAGAACCTTCAACTCAGGATAACCCATACTACTTCTTGTATTCAAGAAAATATACATTCTGTTTCCAAGGTGGATTTGATGGTTGGGACATCTATAGAGAGTTTAGAACTAACCAAGATAGATTTATGTTGGGAGCTTCGGGTTACTTACAAGGTGCGACAGAAACACAAAGATACCCAACGGCATCAGGTGATGGTACGTTTAAGAGAATTGTTGTTGCAAATAACACTCAGGACTTTGCAAACACTGACTACTACGCTTACTTACTTGGTATCTTGTCATTTGCTAACCCTGAATCAACAAACATAAATGTATTTGCAACCGCAAGTATTGATTATGTGAACAACTCTAATTTGTGTGAAACTGCGATTGGTTTAGTAGAAAACGAAAGAGCTGACTCAGTATACATCGTAACAACTCCTGATTACAATATGTATACTCCTGATGGTGGTTCACAATATGAAATCATTTACCCAACACAGGCGGTTGATAACTTGGATAACACAGGAATCGATTCATCTTATACTGCTACTTACTACCCATGGATTTTGGAAAGAGATACTGTTAACAACACTCAAATCTACTTACCACCAACAGGTCAAGTTTGTAGAAACTTAGCGTTGACTGATAACATTTCATTCCCATGGTTCGCATCAGCGGGTTAC